AAAATCAAAAGGATTTATTGACTACTTCCTTATTTTAGATGATCTGCTAAACAACTTTGTATATAAAGTAGGTGGAGCAACAGGTGCAGGTAGAGGTTCTGCCGGTGGTTCTCTTGTTTTATTTGTGTTAGATATTACAAAGATTGATCCGATTAGACATAATCTAATTTTCGAAAGGTTCTTAAACCCTGCTAGAATTGACCCTGCAGATGTTGATTTAGATATAGATTCTGATACTCAAAAACTATGCGAAGGTTATCTTAAAGATAAATTTGGGAAAGAACGCGTGTGTCATATTGCAAACTTTGGAAAATTTGGTGCAAAGACAACAGTAAAAGATTTATGCAGAATACATGAACTAGACTTCGTGCTATCAAATAAACTTACAGGATATTTTGGAGAAGATCCTAACTCACCTATAGATATTGAGATAAAAAACGCATTCAAGATTGCTCAGAAAAAAGGTGAAAAAGATCTGATGGCATTTATAAAAGATAACAAAGAATTATTTTTAAAAGTGGCACCTAAAATGGTAGGTATGGTAAGACAGACAGGTAGACATGCATCAGGTATTCTTGTAAGTAATAAAGATCTAGACAAATCAGAGATACCTCTGCTTAGATTAAAAGGTGAGATAGTAACAGGGGTACAGGAAGGTGGAGATGAACGTGAAGTAAGTGATCTTGGTTATTGTAAACTAGATATTCTAGGTTTGAAAGCAGCATCTGTTATTAACGATACGTTCAAGTTGATTGAAAAAGATCATGGAGTTTATGGGCTAGAAGAAGAGATCTTAAAATCTGACTTCGATGACAAGGCTGTTTATGATGAGTTTGAAACAGGTAACTGTAAGGACATATTTCAATTCGGTTCAGATAATATGATAAATTTAATCAGAACAATTAAGCCTAAAAATATTATTGATCTTTCTTCCATCAATGCTATGTTTCGCCCTGCCATAATCCAGGCCGGTGGAATTGATGAATACCTCAAAAACCGCGAAAATCCTGAAGCAGCAAAAAAGCTTCTAGACAAAAAATCACCAATTCTTTGGGATATATTAGGTGAATCGCTAGGTGTCCCTATCTTTCAAGAACAAATTATGTTTATATTACAGCAGATAGGCGGATTTACTCTTGCTGAAGCTGATGGTGGTAGAAAAATCTTGAAACTACTTCATAAAGGTAACCAAGCCAAAAAAGGAAGTTTCTACGACATGCTTGATAGGTTTAAAAAAGGAGCCAAGCTAAAAGGTATGGTTGATGAGGATATTGATGAGCTACTTGACATATTAGGTAAATACTCAGAATACTCATTTAATAAATCTCACTCTTTGGCATACGCTATGAATGCTTATATATCTATGTGGCAAAAAGTACATTACCCTAAAGAATACTACGCATCACTGCTTAATCACTCTACAAACGATGAGCTGAGTTGGTTTGTAAAGCAAATCGAAGGTAAAGGTATAAAATTTAATGAATTTGTAATTGGGCAGACAGGCAACAAGTTTGAAATAGATAGAGATCGTGATTCTATAAAGTTCGGCTTAAACTTAGTTAAAGGTGTTCCTGATAAAGATGCAGCACTTATAAACTCCATTAAGCCTGGTCAGATAAAAACAATACCAGATCTTGTTAATTTTATATTAGATAATAAAGTAACAAAGCGAACATATGAACCTTTATGCAGACTTGGATATTTTAAAACTGTATTTGATAATTCAAAAATACTAGAAGAGGTACTTACTGCATGTAAAAGCTTGAAGAAAAAAGAAAATGTAGATGATAAAGTAAGAGAGGTGCTGGATTCTAATATAGGCGAAAAGGATTGGCAGAAATCTGAAAAGTTTGCTTTTGAAAAGAAATACTTTGACTTTTATTTTAGCCAACACCCATTTACAAAGTATACAGAGTTTTTTCAAGAAAACGCTCCTGATATAATAAGACAGCTTACTAGCCCTAAGCAGATACCTGATGATATAGAAAAAGGACAGTTTCAGATGTATGGTATTATAAACAAGATCATAATTAAGAAATCTAAAAAGACAGGCAGGGAGTTCTACAAAATAGTATTAGAAGATGATGTTAAACAGTTATACATAACTATATTTAACACAAGGGATATAGCAGGTTTAGAAGAAGGTGAATTTGTATTGATACCTTCATCTAAGAATAAATTTGGTTTCACTAAAAGTAAGAACTCTTCGATAAAAAAGTTGATATAATTTCACTATGTCGGAAAGTTTTGTTATATTTATATATAATAAAAAGGTTATGAAATATGCAAGATAAATTAAGTTATGAGGTGGTTGAAAACCTGAGGATTGTGATGGGAACATTACCTGAAGAACAGCCACTGTTAAAAACAGAATTCAAGTTATTACAAAAAGAGGTGGAGGTCACGCTGGAAGACCACATGTCAAATCCGTATAAGTCGATGTTTGTTACAAGCACATCAACTTGGGGAGACAATGAGTTTGAACGAAAGTGGCCTATTACTTCGCCGGAAGGTAAGTTAGAAGTAGTCAAGGCAGTACTAACACACAATACTTTACCACAAGCAAGGGAGATGGTACAGTTTATATTCAGAGTTAGAGGTGTACCAAGATGGCTGTTTGATTATCATACACAAACACCTTTTACTAGCTTTATGAGTATTGGCTGCAGAGATAATAATAAATCCGATGTTGATATAGTTACGCTCGATAGACTTACTAACAGACAGAGAAGTGTGATGACCAGACTTAAAGGTTTGTACGCAAAAGCTCTTGATACCGATCAGGCTTCTTGGCAATCTGCAAGGTCGTTCTTACCACAAAGTTACCAACATTCATATCACTTTGGACAAAATCTTCTGTCTCTTGTAAGTATGCGAGGTTTCAATGCATCTGGTAAATTTGATCAGATAGATAACAAAGAATGGGCAATGAGTGAGTTATATAAAAAGGTTATAGAATCTGTAGCCGAGAAATTCCCATTGATCGGAGAATACTTAAAGGTAATACATGAAGATACTGAAGATGTGCTAGAATATATTACAAATATTAAATTTGAAAATCTGAGTGAATCAGATAAAAAATTATTTACAGATGAATAAAGTTATAGTAAAAAAAGGTATTGAATGCCTAGACGTAGAGATTCTAAGTTGGAACGAAGATTCAGGAATGATATCTTACAAGATAACAGGAACACCTATATGTCAATACGATCAGCATTCAAGAGCCAGAGTAGGTATAAAATTCAAAGATTACATAGTTAGTCCTGATCCAAATTACGTTGTGTACACACAAGTATGGGATACTATGGAGAAAGATCCTGAATTTAAGAAAGAAGTAATGGAAACGCTCGAGGAGTTAGAAGAAGTAAGAAACGAAAGCTCTGAAGAACTAAGAGCTATTGAAATGTCTTCTTTAAATCTTATGTCTAGAGAATGTAGTTATGTCGTTGAACAATCTATAGGTTCACTAAGGGGGCAGATGGCAAGAAGGCTTATGTTTTGCGAAGAAGAATTTATTGTAGGTTTACATTGGCTATTAAGAAAGAAGATGATAGAAATGGGAATCAGCCTTGCGGAAGGATTTAAACCTATGTGTGATGTAACAAAGAAATGTGAATACGCTAAGGCAGATTATCTGTCTAACGCATTCGGTTGTTTATTTGCAGGCTGTGGAAGATGGAAATCTCATACAGAGTTTGCATCATTTAATCAATCTTGTACAACACCAGAATTAGTTAAAGAACAGACAGGAGTTACCTGTACAAAATCAGAGTATGAATTAAATTTAGAAAAGGAGCAATATGACAAAGTTTAACCCAATTGATCAGAGAGTGGTCTTAAAGCAAATCGAAGTAACAGGTCAGACATCTGGCGGTGTAATCATACCAGACACTACAAACGAAGGAACTGAAATAGCAGAAGTAGTTGCAGTAGGTCCAGGAAGACAGTTAGAGAGTGGTGGTAGAAACATTATGCAGTGTAAAGTAGGAGACACCGTAGCAGTACCTAAATCAGGTTTTCACAGAATAGATGTCGATGGTGAAGAATACTACGTAATTAGAGAAATAGACGTAATAACAATTTTAGAAAAAGAATAATATGGCAAAGAAATTAAATTTTGGATCAGATGCACGTGGTGGCATGCTGAGAGGTGTTGAAAAACTATCAAGTGCAGTATCTGCAACATTAGGACCTAAAGGTCGAAACGTAGTTTTTGAGAAGTACGGCGAGTACCAATCAACTAAAGATGGCGTTACAGTAGCTAAAGAAATCGAATTAGATGATCCGTTGGAAAATGCTGGCGCTCAAATAGTAAAAGATGTTGCAAGTCAAGTTAACGATGAAGCAGGAGACGGAACTACAACTGCGACAGTATTAGCTCACGCAATTCTTAAAGAAGGCTATAAAAGAATTGGAAACGGTTCGCACAATATAGAGCTTAAAAGAGGTATAGACAAAGCAGTTACTTTGGTAGTTGGGAAACTAAAAGAGAGCTCTAAAGATGTAAGCGATAACAATGAAATCCTTCAAGTAGGTACAATCAGTTCCAACAATGATAAGGTAATCGGACAGTTAATTGCAAATGCAATGGAAGAAATAGGTACAGAAGGCGTAATTACAGTAGAAGAATCTAATACTGCTCAAGACGAATTGGAGATTGTTGAAGGTATGCAATTAGCTCAAGGTTACATCTCCCCTTATTTTATAAATGACCAGCAGAACCAACAGGTTTCAATGAAAGACCCTTTCATATTGATCTATGAGAATAGACTAAACAATCTTAAGAATTTAGTAAAATGTCTGGAATACTGTATTGCACAAGACAGACCTTTGTTTATTATAGCAGAAGATATAGAAGGTGAAGCTTTGGCAGGACTTATTGTTAATAACGCAAGAGGTACATTAAAATGTGCTTGTATTAAATCACCTGGATACGGGGATTCGAAAATAGATATTCTTGAAGACATTGCAGCACTTACAGGAGCAACTGTAGTATCACCGAAAAAAGGCTTGAAAATGGAGAACTTTGATCCAACGTGGCTAGGTGAAACTAAAACACTTACAATAGATAAGAAGCATACAACAATTGTTGATGGTAAGGGTACTGAAGAAGCTATTGGAGGTCGTATTTCTAAACTTAGATCTATGATAGAAAACTCAAGCTCAAGTTACGAAACGGAAAAGATGCAAGAGAGACTTGGTAAACTTTCAGGAGGAGTTGCTCTTATTAAAATAGGTGCGGAATCTGAAATTGAAATGAAGGAAAAGAAAGATAGAGTTGAAGATGCTTTAGCTGCAACAAGAGCTGCAGTTGATGAAGGTATTCTACCAGGTGGAGGTGTTGCATTACGAACAGTAGTTGATGGCATTTCACTGAAAGATATCGAATTTGACAACGATGACCAGAAGTCAGGTGCTGAAATTGTGCTTAGAGCTTGCAAGGCTCCTTTCAATATGATAATGCAGAACTCAGGTTTAAACCCGGATGTAATTTGGAATAAGATTCTTACAGGTGAAAACACAAATACAGGTTATGATGCTAGAACTGAACAGGTAGTTGATATGTTTGAAGCAGGTATTATAGACCCTGCAAAAGTAACAAGAGTTGCGTTGGAGAAAGCAGCATCAGTTGCCGGCACAATGTTAATTACTGAGTGTGTACTTACAACTTTACCGTCAAAAGACGGGGATGCCAAAGATAGCAATTTTACAGGAATGGGGATGATGTAATATGAAAAAGTATTTAATAATATTATTAGTTTCGCTTGGACTACAAACGCAAGCACAACAATCAACACTTTATTTCTGTTGTGATTCAATATCATATTGGACAGATCAAAGTCAAGGACTTGCTGTAGGACTTGATACATCAGGTATAGTTCATGATGCAGATTCAATGTTGGTATTATGGCAAGTATGTAATTCAAATATGTGTTATTCTGGACAAGGAATGTATGCTTATTTCGGACAGATTGTAACAACAGACACTATTAAAGTTTGTTATGATGTTATGATTTGGGAAGCAGGTATAATGGAAGTATGTACTAGATGTGATTCGTTAGTGTTTGATCAGAATACTTACACATGGGTATTGTTTAATATGAGTAATACAGTTGGCATTGAAGAGCTAATGAAAAACGAAGGCTATAATAGCAAGATGTATGACGTAATGGGTAGAGAATTAATAGTAGCTCCCAAAGGAACTATGTACATTAGAAATAACAAAAAATATATAAGAGTAAAATAATGGGTAGAGAAATAAACTTAAACCAAAACAAAGAACAAAAACAACAGCTAAATATAAATCCAAATGATTTAGAAGATATGCTGTGTGAAAAATGTGAAAGTCAGTATTTTGAACCAGCTTTCTTATTTAAGAAGCTTTCAGCTATAATGTCACCATCAGGTAAAGAGACGCTTGTACCTATGCAAATTTATAGATGCGCTGATTGCAAGCATATAAATGAAGAATTCTTACCAAAGGACCAGCCAAGTGCCTAATAATGATGTAGTAAAACATCCAGAACATTACACCAAAGGAATCGAGATGTGGGAGTATGCTTATTCTCAAAATCTTGATTTTTTTGAAGGTAATATAATTAAGTACGTTACAAGGTGGCGACACAAAAATGGCATGGAAGATTTACTTAAAGCAAGACAGTATCTTAACAAATTAATTGAAAATAATTTAAAAATAAATGCAAAATAATTTTTTTATCTCGGAAATTATGCGTATATTAGTAGTATAAATAAACTCATTATGAACATAAAGACACCAAAAGATTTAGCTATACATGCAAGGAAGCAAGGTAAGACAACAATATCTTACAGCCAAATAAATATGTATAAAAATTGCCCATTACAGTGGAAATTAGCTTATATAGATAAACTAAGAGACTTCGAACCTAATATGTTTTTGGTCTTTGGTACTGCAATGCACGAGGTGCTACAGACTTATCTAGATAAGATGTACAAGGAATCTATAGTAAATGCTGACAAACTAGATCTTCACAAGCTACTTTCAGACACAATGAAGATAGAATATAAAAAGGCAGTCGATGAACAAGGCGGTAAACACTTTAGCTTTTCAGAAGAAATCAATGACTTTTATAATGACGGTATACAGATTATAGACGAATTCAAAAAACGTCGAGGTGCTTACTTCTCCAAAAAAAATACAGAATTACTAGGTGTAGAAATACCTATACTGTGTCCGGTAGAAGGCTCAGACAAGATAATGGTTATGGGTTTTGTAGATCTCGTAATGAAAGAAGGTGACAGGATAAAAATTATAGATATAAAAACATCTATGTTTGGCTGGAAAGCTAAGAAGAAAAAAGGCGAAGGTGATCAGCTACGTATATACAAAAAATACTTTGCAAAGCAGTATGGTGTAGAAGAATCAGACATAGATATAGAATACTTTATTGTAAAGCGTAAGTTGTACGAAAACCTTGACTTTCCACAAAAGCGTATTCAAATATATGCACCACCATCAGGCAAACCCTCTATGAACAAAACAGCGAAGATACTTGATAACTTTGTAGAAAAAGCTTTCATAAATGGTAAGAAGAATCCCGATGCTGAATATC